TTATCGAAATCAAGTGCCCAAGAACCTCTACCCACCTGCGCTACAGAAGTGATAACAAAGTTCCAACACAATACAAGCGACAGATGATGTGCCAACTGCTCTGTACGGGCAGGAAGTGGGTGGACTTTGTGAGCTTTGATGACAGGGTGCGGGAATCTAAAAGACTTTTTATAGTCCGCTTTACTCCTACCGAAAAAGAGATGAACGAAATGCTAGAGAAAATAAATGCTTTCTTAGCAGAGGTCGCGAAGGAGTGTGAGTGAATACAGTCTTGGTAGAGGCTCTCGCGCAGGAAATCTATGAGGTTATAGATAACTACGGGGAGCAGATGCCAGTAGCGGCTGTTATCGGGGTTTTGGAAGCGGTGAAATATCAGTTGATGCGTAGAGCATCTGGGGATGAAGGAGAGTCGGAGTGAGGATTTTGGTTACTGGCGGGGCGGGGTTTATCGCCCACCATCTGATAGACGAGCTACTACTGAGAACAGACGCCGAGATTGTGTCGTTAGATAGGCTTGACTACTCTGGGAATCTAAACCGCCTACATAACGTATTAGAAAACAACCCGAACAAGAAGCGGGTCAAAGTCGTATATCACGACCTAAAAGCTGAGATAAATCCCCATGTAGCCTCCCATATTGGGAGAGTAGACGTCATCCTGCATCTGGCCGCAGGAAGCCATGTAGACCGTTCTATCGACTTCCCGATGGAGTTTGCGATGGATAACACCATCGGAACCCTGAACCTCTTAAATTACGCCCGGACCCAAGACTTAGAACGCTTTGTCTACTTTTCCACGGACGAAGTGTTTGGCCCTGCTCCTGAAGGCGTGTTTTACAAGGAGAATGATAGGTACAACTCTACAAACCCATACTCTGCTAGTAAGGCCGCTGGAGAGGAGTTCTGTGTAGCGTTTGAGAATACCTACGGGATTCCGGTCTGGATTACGCACACCATGAACGTATTTGGGGAAAGGCAGTCGCCAGAGAAATACATCCCCATGTGCATCCGCAAGGTAGACAGGGAAGAGAAAATTACGATTCACTCTGACCCATCTAAAACCAAACCCGGGAGTAGACACTACATCCACGCTCGGGACGTTGCAGACGCATTGCTGTTTTTGCTAGGTACAAAATTTGACCCACAGCCCGATTTCGGTGGGGCCAAGTGTCCTAAGTTCAACATCGTCGGCAAGGAAGAGTGGGATAACCTAAAAGTCGCAGCTACGATTGCAGACATACAGGGTAAACCCTTGCACTATGAGATGGTGGACTTTCACTCTTCTCGGCCAGGGCATGACCTGAGATACGCTTTAGACGGCACGAAGATGAAACAACTTGGCTGGGTTCCGAGGATAGATATTGCAGAGAGGTTAGAACAGGTAGTTAATTGGAGCTTGAAAAATAAGGAGTGGCTATGAACTGGACCGTGTTTGTGGTGGATTGGGATTCTCTAGGACCGGCTAAGTTTGTGCTGTTTATGGCCGGTGTCGTTATATTTTCCGTGTGGTCAGAATGGCGTCGTGGCTGATAGCGGGTATAGGTGTTGTGTACCTTCTGGTGGCGGTGCAACTGCTGGTAGAGGGTAAAATAGGGCTAGGCATAGCCTTTTTAGGATATAGCTTAGGAAACGTAGGTTTGTATATTGCGGCTAAATAGGAGGATGTATGCAATACGACAATACGAATAGTGGGGTTCTATTTAAGAACGAATCCGAGAACGAGAAGGCTCCGGCTTATAAGGGCAAGATAAACGTAGACGGCAAAGACTACGAACTAGCTGCCTGGATTCGGGAAGGCAAGAAAGGCAAGTTTATGAGCCTAAAGGTTCAGGAACCCAGACAGAAGAAACAGCCGGAACCCGACCTGGTTGCAATGGATGACGACATTCCTTGGTGATGATATGAGCATTTTCTATGACGTAGACGCCTTTATGAAGGCAGCAGGGCATGGGCCTGACCCGAAGAAGGTTGGTCTTTACCTAGACTTGGTGCGGGAAGAAATCGGGGAGTTGGAAGAAGCGATGGCTGCTTACCACTCTGCCGAGAACCTACAGGACGAGCAGATAGCAAAGGCAGATGCTTTGGATGCTATCTGTGACTCCGTGTGGGTCTTAATTGGTCTGGCAAAGGTGATGGACCTGCCAATCGAGTGGGGCTGGGATTGCGTCGCTCTTAGCAATACCCGTAAAGTTGACCCTGAACTCGGGACGGTCTTGCGAGATGACCACGGCAAGATTATGAAGCCGCCGGGTTGGAGACCTCCGAATATGCTTAGAATTATCCAAGAGTTTGATAAGCAAAAGTGAGCTCAGACGCCTCTTTACCTACAAAAGAGGCCATCTGTATTGGAAGCCACGGCCAGAGGAGACTTTCGCCAAGTATTCCGCTTATGTGATGTGGAATAGGAGATATGCCGGCAACAGGGCTGGCTCTCCCAATAAGCGCGGTTATATCAGAATTGGTATAAATAAAAAGTACTACATGGAGCACCGGCTCATCTGGCTTTACCACAAGGGCTGGCTACCAGAGGCTTTAGACCATAAGAACGGCAATCCCTCGGACAACAGGATGTCCAATCTCCGCGCAGCTACGCAAATGGAGAACAGGTGGAACTCCCGCAGAAAGCAACCCACCAAGACGAATGTAAAGGGTGTCTACAAGCGAGATAATGGCAGGTATGAAGCCCACATCTGCGCCGACCACAAACGAATACACCTCGGGGTCTTTGTTCGCAAACGAGACGCCATTAGAGTCGTCTCAGCCGCCAGAAAGGCGTTGCATAAAACATTTGCTCGGCATCGTTAGCCGGGGTGAATTTAGAGCTTCTAGGGAGGAGATACTAGAGATGGTCATGTCCGAACACGAAGCCAAGATAGAGGGTCTAGCAAGGTTCGTGCTGAAGATGAAAACGAAGGAGGAGAGGAGAAAGTGGCTACAGGGGTTTGAGGATAAACACGGGCTAGACGTTACTCTTGAGCTGAAGAGTCGGATTCTTGAGTTGAATAAAGCGAAACCTCGTCCTTCCGACGCTTAACCAAACCAGGCAAGACCTTGCCCCCAGCCTTGGTCCAGTCCATAAAGGCTTCCGCAGCTCCCGCAAAGTCGCCACGGTTGTGCTTCATACGGATGGTGCTTCGCTGGAGGTTTCCGAGTCCGACATTAAAGCTAAAGCTAACAAGGGCGTCGAAGCGGCCTTGAGTGAGATTTTGAGGGCAAAGTCGTAGCACTCCTCGTTCAAACCTAACCAAATCTTCTGCCAGGATTGAGTCCACCTCTGCCATTGTAAGAACTCGGTCCCAGCTTGGTGGAATGGGGAGGTTTTTGCGCTCATCTAGTTTGACTCCAATATGTGCAGGGTCAATAACATGACCAACGCCAACAGTCCACAAAAGAGCAGGACAACGATAAGGGCGAGTCCGAACTCCTTCATGGTGCTTTAACATTTCTAGACATGACTTGCTGATTTTCACTTCTTCGCCCAGCCGCGAGACCCGAACCAATATCCCACAATCCCGCCAAGCATTGCCATCTCATCTTCGCTAAATACCACATCGGCAAACTTGAGCACGTCGTCAATGTTGTTAATCACTCCGGGCAAAGAGAAGATGTGCCACATAATCCACATATTGATTGCAACGAGCTCCAGGATGAGGATATAGGTAACCGTAGGTCTTACAGTCCCCACATAGTTCACCACCCATTTGCTCGATTTATCGAGTATTTTTGCATCATGGGCTAGAGCTGCCTGTTGCATCTGCGCCTCGGACTGCATGGCAATCTGGTCGGAACGGATTTCCTCGACCTTCTGCTGGGCTATAAAACCCTCTCTTGCAAGTGCTAGTTCACGTTCCGTCTGGACACGAGCCAGCTCCATTTCGTGCTTTTTATCTGCTTTATCTTGGAAGAACTCCAAGACTTTAGGCAGGCCAGAGATTAACAATCCTCCGAGGGTAGATAGCAGACTTAACATTACAGGGCTCCCGTTGCTTTTAGTATTCCGTAGACAATTGCTGAAACTATAAGAATCCCACCCCACTCCCGTCTGGCTTGCATACGGTTGCGGTAGAACTCGTCGTTCAGCTCTCTGTGGTCTTTTCTAAGTTGGTTGATTAGTGACTTGACTTCCGAGACTGCGGCTCTGCCAAACTCACGCTCAACCTCGCGGTACATCGCTTGCTCTGCGTCTCGTATCTGACGAATGATTCGGTATTCGTCTACCGCTTCCATCCACACCATGTCGCCACGGCGCATCATCTGTTGTTGTTTGCGTTTCCACGCTACACGGGCTTTTGCTTCTTCGTCTAGGAAGGTATTAACCTCCCTTGCTGTTTCGTGTATCTCGCGCCCGACTTTGACTGCTTCTTTTATACTTCCTAGTGCCGCCCGTGTCGTCTCAATCGGGTCGCTCATACTCTCCCTATACTTTCTCTCCCCTAAAGAAAGCCTCTCCTTCTATAACTTCGCACAACTCTGGTGGTAGTAGTTTTCCGTTCCTAAAGGTTAAAACAGCGAAACCCGAGCACCAGTTCACCGGGTTACATTCCGTGTAGGTAAATTGCTCGCCATAAGGTTCTGCAAGGGTTCCTGTATCCACACCGTACCTACGACCCCGATAATCGCTCCACGGGTAAACTTGGAGCTTGTGCAGGTGTCCGGTAACGATGCTTCTTCCGGACTTCAGGGTGTTGTTATACGTTGCGTGCTGGCCGTTATGCCACCTGTGCTTAATGACTACATCGTCATTTATATCTACTCGCCAACCTGTGTGCCAGCCGGGGAAGTAATCGAAGAGTCCTTGGAAGTCTGAAAGCTCGGGAGCATTGACAGCAATATAACGGTGCAGCCGGACATCGTGGTTACCAAAAGTCCAGAAACAGCGAGCGTTCTTAGAAGCGTTCCTAATCTCATCTAGACGGTCCTGGCAGGCTTCTATCTCTTGTTTAGGGGTAGGTGGGTTCGTACCCATGAGGGGTTCGT